AGATCTATAATCTTTCTTAAAGAATTGTTCTATTTCAGGAAGAGTTTTTAGTTTTTCTGGATTAAGTTGTTCTTGAGCCTCTGGTGATGCTAAATCTAAACCTTGTTCTAATAAAGCTGCAGTAAGCTTTACTTGAGCATCTGCCATTAGAGTTTCTTCAACCATCTTTTGTTTTTGCTCAAGCATCTCATTATATGAGAATTCATCAACAGCACGGTATGTAAGTTTAGTTGATCTTTTAGCAAATTCAGCTACTAGAACATTAATTACATTTGGAACTATAGGATAAAATTTTAACTCAAGTGCAGAAGCATCTTCTTTGGTAAGAATCTCTACAATGTCTCTATACTCATTATCTTCTTCAACAATATAGTCTGTTTTATCTATAATACCTTTTGCAAGTTTATAGTTTTTGAGCAATCTTCTTGCATTTCTTCTTATTTGTTTTAGACCATTCCATTCTAACCAGTCTAAATTCCAAGCTGCCCACTCTTCATTTTTATCAGTTTTTGGGACAAACTGCAAAGGTTGTGTAATACTACCCATGCGGTTCTGTTCTACCTTAGCTCCTTTTTTTAGTTGTAACGCATTATATACTTGCATAACTTTTATTTAAAATTTTTAAAAGGAGATCTTTTAACTCCTTGCATTCCTTTATAATAAGATTTACCCATATGCCGGAACGGACTATTATTTAATTTAAAAAAATTTTCTGACTTTTGCAAGTTTTTAGCTGCATCATCCATTATTGTTCTTTTAGAATATCCTCTATTTGACTGTTGTATTTTCATAAATGCAACTAAAGCACAAAATGAAACTAGCCTATCCACGTTTACTCCTTCAGCATATTCTCTCATTTCTTTAAGTAACATGGGGTCTGGTATACGTTCAATACCATACTTAGTTCTAACAATAGTACCATCTGTTTTTGTTTCAACATCTAATTCCTCTTTAGTATATTCTATAGCATAACTAAGAAGGTGAGCTTTAAAAAGAGTACCTGTATTTTTCCAGCCGTATTCCTGGAACACATTAGCATTAGCTCCTAGATCTTTTAGAAAAAGTATTTGACTCTTTGGCACTAGATATTTTTGTTTTTTTCTAGATATCATATACTGTATAAAAAGAGATATGTTATTTTCTATCACTGTCCATGCATTATACCATTCTATAATAAGTTCTAACTTCTGATGGGTTTTATTAATATCATCAAATCTACCACACCATGCCGCCACAATTTTATCTTGTTCTATATAAGTTTCTGTTTCTGTGCCTGAAACTTTAGTTACTTCAACAGGAGCTTTCATTACATATATTGAACACAGTGATTCTGAGGTAGTTGTCTTGCCTTCAGACACCGGGTCAATAGATGCATAATACTGTCCAAAAACAGGATCTTTAATAGGTCTTTCCCATACAACAAGTACACCTGTTTTATCCTCTGTTTTTTTAGAAATAGGAAACTCCATAATAGGTCTTTTATTAGTTTCTTTAACTATGGGTTTTCCATTTTCATCTGTCATGATATCCAAGAATTCATATGCATATTCTTTATCTAAAATTCTTCTTTCTTGTGCAGCTACTAAATGTGTAGGGAAAACAGATACAGATCTATGATCAAAAGCTTCTTTAATATTTCTTGGATGCTGGGATATTCTTAACTGGTAGTCTTCAGGACTTAATTCTTTTTTCCACTGTTCAAATTGTTTCTCTAAAGCTTCTAATGCTTCTTCTACAAGTGAATTACCATAAGAATCTATATAAGGGGGCATAGACCATTGTTCAGGAATAAATAAACCTGACACACCTATAGTACCTTTTTCATCTAAAAGATTTGTTTCTACAGCATATACATCTTTTGATAAAGGGTTTAAAATCATATCCCTAAGCGGATTACATTGAGATAAGTCACCCACAGATCCAGCTGCTATGAACATACCTGTAGTAATTAAACCTGATCTCATTGCAGGTCTCATATACTCATATGTCTGATCCATCTTAGGTGCAATCCCAGCCTCTTCATGAAAGAAGTATTTAACTGGACCCCCTACACCATTTGTAGGATCTTTCTCAAATGACATACCTTGAATAGTACCTTTAAGACCAACTTCAGTTTTTCTATCTCCTTTTCTTACCTCAATCTTCTGTTGCCACATCATTACTTTTTGTGGATTCATTGGACGGTACCATGCTGTATGTTCATTTAAAAAAGCAGCATATTCATCTAAGAATTTCCAAGATCCTTTTTCATTAATATAATCTTTAAGACTGGCACCTATTTTTAAAGTAACTCCGGGCTCAAACCATTGTTGGTTTATAAGCTTACCCATATGGTAGTATGAAGATGCTATCTGACGTTTCTTTAAAATAGCAGAGTGTTTATAGTTTAATTCTGCTAGTAATTCATAAAGAGCCATATGATATTGGGCATCTCTAATTTTAGCAAAGTCAAACTTTTGTTGTTCTTTGTCAAAGATTGGTAAGAAATTTAACCACATATAGTATTCTCTTGCAAGAAACCAAGTAGTATCTTTATCCTTTATAATTATACCTTTTCTACATTTAGCTTTTTGGTCATCCCAATAATTTATAAAGTCTCTTGATTTGAAGGGAGCTGTACAGTATACCCCATCTTTTTTAAATTTGGTTGACTCTGATATAAATACTTGGTTTGTAAGTTCATTAAACTCATACTTACCTGGTTCTTTGAATACTCCAAAAATAAAGTTACTGAACTGCTCTCTGGATTCAAAGGTTGTAGTTGTCCATTCTCCGTTTTCATAAGTTGGTATGTCTTGATAAATTTCACTCATAATTACTGATCATATGCTGTACCAATTCCTCCGCGTACTCTACTAGATTGTTCTTCCTGAAGATCTTTATATGCACCTTTAAAAGATGCTCTAATTGCTTCATAGTTTTTAGCCGCAGCAATTAATGAATTTATATTTCCATCTCTACCGGCAGTAATTGTTGTAACCTCCATATATCTTGCTAATCTATCTAACATAGATGCAATACCTTTATATGCTCTGGATGTAGGAGTTTCATACATTTTTTCACAAAACTTAAGAGCTATAAAGATTGTTTCATCTTCAGTAGAGAACTCTGCTCCAATCTGTTGTAGTACTAAAGATTCTTTATCTACATCTGGAGTAAAGAAAAAAGGATTTAAATCAGGATTTGGACAGCACATGTAGAATAAATACATGTATACTTTAAGGTATTCATCCGGATATTCATCCATTACATCTTTAAGAGCTTTTAATGTATAGCAATGTTCAGTAGGTATTACTACTCCATTCTGTACATCAAACAGTTTAGTTAAAATCATTTCTTTTTAATTTTATGTCTGTTATCACTAAGGTAGTGAATAATTGCTAATACTTCATCTACTAAATAAGGTACTGAAATTGGTATAACTTCTTTTACAATTGGTTCCCCGTTTTCATCTAACTTACTTATAGGATATCCCCAGTTATCTTCTTTTTCTACTTCAAAAGCAATATGATGTATAAATATTCTTCCCGGCTTTAATTTTGGATTATGCTTAAGTATAATATACATATAAATACTAAGCTGTAATGCATAATGATAAAAATTACAATCATCAAGACTATCTACAGGAGGTGTCATTTTTTCAGATTTACCATCCCAGTCTACATAAGATTCTTTCTTTATTTCTTTATTAGTCTTGTAGTCAATGATATTTACTTTACCATTGACTACTTCAACTAAGTCTGATTGACCACAGATTCCTGCTGATCTTAAATAGACCATATGTTCTGGATACACGCCTGGTTCTAGTTTTTGACTTGGAGCAAGTTTTACACCTTCTCTAACTTCAGAAGGTTTAAATACAGGAACTGTTACTCCTTCTCTTTCTATTGAAGCTAAAGAACATAAATCACTTTCTCTTTGGTTGTGATACCATGTACCAAGAGTTATTGATCTAGTAGATTCATTATTCCATATCTCCTGAATAATTTTTGGATCTATTCCTGACCATTTAGACTTCTTACTCTTACTTACTTTTTCTGCTACTTTCTTAGCATCAAAAGGTTTTTTAAAATGGGAAACAAGTGTTGTTACACTTATCCAATCAATACTACTGTCATCAAGACTTTTGTAGCTATGATCATCTGCATTAAATACAATCATAACATTAATCTTTAAGGTTATCTAATGCATCTTCTTCATCTTCTGTAGCAATAGCATCCCATTTACCTAATGGACAATCTGAAGATAAAGATCTAGTTTTAAAATTTAGTGAACATCCACATTCATTACAACAAGGAGCTGTACCTTTTACAGCACACTTCCTACCTTTGTGTTCACATTCATCACAAATAGAATATCTAAGTCTTGCTATTTCTTCTACTGTTTCATCTCTGATAACAGTATTAGTTATTCCCTCCAGAATCTGTTTCCGGTTCTGCCAAATTATTTTCAGTGTATTTTTCATCTTTAAATTTATTTTTTCTTTCTTCTTCTAAAACAAGTTTTTTTTCTATTTCAATTAACTGATCTAATTTTTTTTCTAGGAGAGCTTTTTTATGATAAGCTCTAAATGTTTCAGTGGAATGATTACTAATTAAATTTTTGTAATGGGGTATTGCTTTTTTTACTTTTGCTTGTTTTATTACAAAATGCCCTAGACCTTCTACATTAATTCTAGGTTCTTTTAAATCACTTAATGAGGATCTTATCTGTTTATAATAAAATTCTACTAATTGTTCAACTAATAATTCATCTTGACTTAAATCTTCAGAAACTTGTTTGTAAATACTACTGTGCTTCTTGGGTATCATTTTGACCTAAAAATTTATAATCTAATAATATAGTACCTTCAGTCTGAATTTTTAAATCAGGATTAATCATTATAATCTTTTTATTAGTAGAGTCTTTTACTACCAGATTATTTTTCTCAGCTTTATTTATGCAATTTCTAACAGTTTGTGGGGATTTAAAAATCCACTCTTCTTCTGAAGAAGCATCATAACAAAAGTTTGTTAATTCTATTGGAGCATTAAAACTAAGCAAAGTCAAACAATCTAAATCAGATTCACTCACTGAAATATGATTAATATAACAGTGAGTAAGTATCTGAAATTTTACAATATCCCATTTAGGCATTTTTACACGCTTCTGGACTTGATTGACTAAAGCCATAATTACTGCTTTCTTAATTTTCTTTCTTTAGGTTTTTGCTCCTCTTCTTCATCTAGTTCAGGTTCATCTTGTGGAGGACCTTGCAATAACATTGCATACTGAACTTGATACTGTGCTTTTTTAAATCTTTGTTCATTAATTTCAGCAAGTAACTTTTCATGTTCTAATTGAGCTTTAAGATATTCAATAGAATCTAAATAAAATTCTAGCATTTGTTGTTTTCTTTCTGCTAACTGTTCTACAGTTAAATCTTCTTCAGGATGTTGGTTTTCCATTGGTTTTTAAATTAAAGTTTAAACAAATATACAATAAAAGTTTAAACTAGATATATTTAAACAAAAAAATCCAGGCATAGTACATACCTGGATCTCTATAAGTTAATTAATTTTACTAGCGTCTTCTTCTAGCACATGCACCTACTTTACCTCTTTTTCCACCACCACCCGTACCTGATCTATATGGGCTTCCACGTCTTCTTTTTGGACGATCTGATAAAGTATTTGATGCAGAATTATTTTCAAACATACTATTACCTGATTGAGAATCATTGCTACCTACAGCTCCAGTTGAAAAGAAGTCATTAGTTATATCTCCTCCCATTTCATATAATCTTTTTTGAGTTTTCATAGTTATCTATTTTTAAGTGTAAAGTTTAATATAGTAATAAGATAAAACTCTCTAGATATATCTAACTCTAAAGTAAATATATCTATACTAGATAATCTTAGTCTTATCATTATTTTGTCCCACTGCTTATTAGCATTTCCCCAATTGTTTCTTAGTTTCATGATCCTATCTCAAAATGCATCCAATCATAATTCTTTTCTCTACCTAAAGATATAAACCCATGTTTGTAGAATACATCTATCATAGCTTTATACTCAGGTCTTGCAAATCTTGCAGTCTTACTTGTTTCTTTCAACGTATTTCTAGCAGGATCAAGGTCAATAGCTATACCCCATGAATGCTTACTCCATGCAGAGCCTCCACGCATTTTTCTATAATTAAAGCAACCACCAAATAAATCAATACCTAACTCTTTCATTCTAGGTAAACCATAGGTAGTTAAAAGTTCTTTAAATACAGCTTCAAACTTGGCAGCAACAAGCTTGTGACATCTGATCCTGGTGACTGTCTCATCAGTATCCCATGCCAATCTCATTGGATATGGAAGATTTAAAGTCACTAAGTAACCAGCACCAGTTTCATTTGGTACTCCGTATTTTTTAGTAGTCTGTGCAGTAGTTAGCATGTTACTTAGATTCTTTATTAAACTTTCTTACAAATACTCTAGAAATAAAGTTTCCTACTTTTTTAAGAAACCCATTTTCAGACTCAACAGTTACTTTAGTACCTTCAGAGTCTTTAGTAACATTAATATCTAGTTTCTTACTGTCATAAACAAACTCTTTTTTCTCTTCATCTTTTTTAAGAGTTGTTTTAACTTTAGGTGTTTCAACTTCTACGTTTACTTTTTTACCTTCTTTTTTTGCTTTGATGCTTACTTTCTTAGTCTTAGCATTTACTTCAAAGTCTTCAATTTTCTTTGTTTTCTTTGTCATCTTTATTTGTTTTGGTGTTTTCTACTGTTAATTGTGATAATGTTGCAGCAGTAGTAGCTACTGTAGCAATGTATCCTGCTGTTGTTAATACTACAGCTGGTAAAGTTACTGGTGCTGCTAGAACTGCTCCTGCAACTGCACCTGTAATGATAGCCCACCTTTGTACTCTTTTCCAAAACTTAGGTGTTTTACCGTTCCATCTTTCTTTAAGACTCTTCTCCATTTAATTTATTTTTAGGTTCATCTTTTACATGTTTTGCCAATTCTTTTAATAAAGGCAAATGTTCTGTCCAACCTAATCTCTTGAAATTCTCTAAGTTAGACAAGATCAAATTTAATAAAATATAATTATAAAACATACCATGAAACCATTCATAGATATTAAAATTATATCCTAAAACATTTAGACCTTGTATATTATTAGCTAAAGTATTAGATACACCTATCATTATCATGTATACTAAAAGTTTTAACCAACCTTTACCAAAGAGTTCTGAATCAAATTTTTTACCTTCTTTTCTAGAAGCTTTCATTCCTGTGTAAAACTCTAAGATAAATAACACAAGTATTGAAATACCTATAACAGCTTTAATACCAAATACTAAGTCAAAGTAATATCCCAATGTTGCAGCACAACTACTTATAGTTATAAGAGGTAAAGTAAGTTTAAGATGGAATGCACTATTTAAAAAATGTGCTAAATCATCATATCCTGCAGTCATTACTAATTTAGTAAGTAGTGTTTTCATTTTATTTTTTTAAGCTGTCATATCAATAATCACTTCATAACCCATTTGCTCATAAGCTAACTTAGCATATTTGTGAGCTGTGTCTAAAGATTGTACTTCACCTGCTTCTAACTCAGACTGATAGCTTCCTACAGGTACATCAGTATAAAGCATTTTACCTTCTGTAAATGTTTCTTTGTTTGCAAATGTAGCTACCTCACCTTGAATAGTAGTTCCTGAGAAATCTCCCAAGAATCTGATTCTACCATAAACCTCTGGTAACTCAATACCTGTTCCTGAGATTGTAATTTTCTTGTCCTCTGTTGCTTTAATTAAGATTGCCATAATATATTTTTTTGTAAAGATAATAAATTCTATGCAGGTGCAATTGTTGTAATTGTTCCTGATGTACCTCTGTATTTCAATGCTCCACCCTCAACGTATAACTGACCTCCATTAGCAAGTGTTACTGTTGGTGCTACACCATTGTGAATAGTAATAGTATTGGTTGCTGCTGCTTCAAAGTCTGTTCCTGATGTTAAAGAACCTAAACTTTTTAATACCATGTTAGTATTTTTATTTACAAAGAAACTTCTTTCGGTTGCTCCTAAATAGACATTAAATGAACTTGTTATTGTTGGTTGAGCTGCGCTTGCTCCTGTTCCTGTTCCACCTCCAAGCACAATCATATCAGATTGACCGCTTGCTCCTGTTATGTATTGACCAACGAATGTATTTCTTCCAGATGTAAAAGCACCCATTGCGACACTTGTACCAATAGCTATTATATCTGTATTACCTAACCCTCCAGATGCACTTGAACCAATAGCTATGCCTCTATCGCCCCCATTAGAACCAGTTTGAGCATTATACCCAATAGCGATGGATTGTTGACCACCGCTTCCAGCTGTTATTCCAGCTTTTGCTAATCCTCCTATTGCAATAGCTCTTGTGTCTGCATAAGAAGTAGCCCCTATTGCTATACCTCCCTCGTTAATAAAAAAACCTCGTGCAAGAGATGATAATCCAATAGCAATAGCACTATTATTACTTCCCGCTGCAGGAATAGAACTCCCACTTCCTATTGCAACACCGCCTTGACTACTTAATTTAAAGTAATTAGTTGTACTTTGAATACCTCTGATTAAAATATCATCAGCATCTGCTGTACCACTACCAAATACAGTTACATTATTTCCTTGTACAGAAACTAAATTAGCAGTATCAGCACTATTCCTAACTCTAAATGCTATATCAGTAGATAATGCACCAACTGCCTTTAACGTCAATCTCTTTAATGTATTGTCAAAAGTAAAGTTAGCATCTTGTTCTACTACACCACCTGCTTGGAAAAATACTCTACCATCTGTTCCTGATGTTACTGCTGTTGTGCCTACTGTTAAACCTGAAGAAGAAGAAGGTGCTATGTTAATTCCTGTACTCATATTAATATATCTTAGTTAAAACAAAACTCTCACTATATATGTTGTTACCTGCATTATTACTACTCCATTGAGCTGTAATATTTAAGGTATTACTTATTGTTGTATCAAAGGTAGTGTTATTTATAATGCTGAAATCTGCACCTTCAAAAGCATTAGATGCATTTTTAGAAAAGTTAAACTGTCCAAATGAAGCTATAGAAGCCACACCAGCAGCACCTATAGTTCTAATAGTAAATCTAATTTCTAAGTTCCAATGTTTGTTAGTTGTGCTAGGCATTGTAATAGCTCCTGTATCTCCTAATACAACACTGCCTGACTTTACTCTTATTTGTAGTGTATTATTATTTACAGAAGAAATATGACCACTCATAGTAACACTAAAGCTATCTCCTACTTTAAAGAAATTAGCAGGTACAGTTAAACTACCTACTCCTCCATCTAATAATGTAGTTTCAGTTGTAGTACCTGTAATAGGAAGGCTGTCTGCTGTCTGAGCAAATAATCCTCCTATAATAGTAAAGGAGTTAGCATTTAATATGTTTATCTGTGTACTCATTCCTCTGTTATT